TTTTTTTTTCATTTTGTCTTTAACAGCAATTACTTTTAATTGCCATTGCTTGTCACCATCAGTGGCTGAAATAGCTTGAACAAAGTTTCTCTGCAACTCACCCAAATCTTGACTCTGAGCTATTGCCTCAAGCCAATCAGCCATTTCTGACTCATTTACATTGGATTTGGGTTCTGGCTTTCTGGAAGCTAAATTGCCATCGTCATCCTCTGGAGCTATGCCACAAGCACTCATCAGGCTGTACCGCCTTGCATAGGTCAAAGCACTGCCATAGCCTTGCGAGTCTTGTTTGCTTGCTGGAACACTCAAAATTCCATTAGCCATAGATTCACCACTTTCATGCACAAATATAGTTTCAATAGCCACGCCATTTTCACTTGGATGTAGCTTTTGCATTAAAGCAATTCCATTATTGTTTAAGGCATCAATTACAGCTTCCACACAGGCTGACAGATCTGCATAACGTGATTTAAAGTGTGGATTGGTAGAAGTTTTTAGTGCAGGGCCAAATTCCTTTTGAGCCTTTACAAATGCTGAATGAATTGTTTTCATATTGTGTTCCATATAATTAATAAAAATAAACAAAAACCTACACAAACACATCCAATAATTACAATCTTGTCATCTTTATCAAATGTGTCTTTTTCAAAGCTAGGTTCTGGGTTTTCAGGAAAGGCCTCTGATAAAGTCCTTGGGAAATTTTTGGTTGTGGGATTAATATTTTCTTTTCTAAATTTAATTGTCATCTTCATACTCCTCTGGCTCACAGTTTGGGCAACCTGGATGGTCTGGGTCTTGGCAATGTGGGTGAGCAAAATAATGTGATTCATATCTTTTTTGGTAAAAGATTTGAGCTTTTAATTCTTGGATTTCTAAATCCTCATCTTCAAAATATCTTTTATTACACATAATTATTTCCTTAATTTAAATTTAATTAAAATATCAGTTTGCTTTCCTGATGTTTGTAATGGTACATCAAATTTGGCAAAAGTAAACATCTTGTGTAAAAATAATACACATTTTGTTGACTATTTGCAATTTATGATTAAAATACAACTATGAACACAACAATTCAATCAGATAAAGAACTTATAACAAAATTGGGAGGGTCTAGTGCTCTTGCCAAAAGACTTGGTTTAAGCAAACAAAGAGTAAATAATTGGAATACTAGGGGAATACCCCCAGTAGTTAAAATACAATTTCCTAAAATATTTTTGAAAAAGTACACAAAAAAAGAGTTATAATTTGTTGAAACACGGCTAGATTCGGATTGATCCCCGAATCGAAAAGAGATCAGACCCCTCCTGCCGAGGTTTCTTTCAGGGTCTTGTAAGGGTTTGAAAATTAAATGCATTATTATCAATTTCATATTGGGGACTACAAAACCCATACACATCATTTGACTTTGATGGAGGATTTGGCTTTTCGTAGGCTTTTAGATCATTATTATTTACATGAACTGCCAATTAAACAACGGGATATTGCTCGGCAAATAGGAATGAAAGACCAAGAACAAGAAGTTTTATCTGTTCTTAACGAATTCTTTTTAGATACCCCTGAAGGGTTTATACACACTAGAGCTGATGAGGAAATTTCCAAATTTAGATCATATTCTGAGGCAGGAAAGCGTGGAGCTGATAAAAGATGGAATAGCCCCCCTATAGCCCCCCCATTGCCAGGCTATAGCCCCCCTAATGCTACCCCAATAGCAACCAATAACCATAAACCATTAACCAATAACCATAATAAAGAAATACAAGCACCATTCGGTGTATCTGACGATGTTTGGGAATCTTTTGTTAAACAACGCAAGTTATCCAGAGCAACAGTTTCTGAAACCGTAATCAAGTCTATTCAAAAGGAGGCAGATAAAGCCGGTTGGACTCTTGAACAGGCATTGTCCGAGATAGTTGCTAGAGGATGGAGAGGATTTAAGGCAGACTGGGTAAAAGATAAATCGAAATCTGTTGCTACAACCAAAAAGCAAGAATTTATTTCTGGATTGACCAGAGGTTTAATGGGGGGTGACAAAAATGTCAAACTTATTGATATTTAATCCAACAAGCGAAGATGATGGTCTTGATTATATTTTTGGGAAAATGATGGCAATTTATGGGCAATCATTTGTGCGTAATTGGCAAGATATTGATCCTAATTTAATGCGTCAGGTTTGGACTGATGAGCTTGGAGAATATTTAAAATCAAAAGAAATATTAGATCATGCACTAAAAAGCATGGATGGTGATTTTCCTCCGTCTGCAATCAAATTTAGATTACTTTGTAAAAGTTCAAAGGATATTTACGATTTAGATACTAGAGGTGGAGTTGAAAAACTTGCAGAGCGTTTAGGCTTAAACCAATGGGACGAAATGGAGCATTGGCCTATATACAAAGGTTTGGTAATTAAAGAAGCACAAATTAGAGGGGTGATATGAATGAGTTGGCTTTATTCGCAGGCGCTGGTGGAGGCATACTTGGTGGAAAACTTCTCGGATGGAGAACAGTCTGTGCCGTTGAATGGGAATCCTACCCAGCAAGCGTACTGTGCGCCAGACAAAATGACGGACTTCTCCCGCCTTTCCCGATTTGGGATGACGTACAAACCTTTGACGGAAATCCGTGGCGAGGAATTGTTGACGTTGTATCTGGAGGATTTCCATGCCAAGACATTAGTGCAGCAGGAAAAGGAGCAGGAATTGACGGAGAACGATCAGGAATGTGGGGAGAAATGGCACGCATCATTTGTGAAGTACGACCCAGATACGTCTTTGTGGAAAACTCACCAATGCTCACTTCTAGGGGACTTGGACGAGTTCTTGGAAACTTGGCCTCAATGGGGTTTGATGCGAAATGGGGAGTGTTGGGAGCAGCAGACGTTGGAGCAAACCATAAGAGGGACAGAATCTGGATTTGTGCCAAATGGAGAGGACAAATTCCACACGCCCAATACGACAGGATTAGACGGTGGGAGCAACAGCAGAAAAGCGTTACAAAAAAGAATAAATATGTGGCCAACACCAACTTGTCACAATTCAAACGAGAAAGGGAGTCCATCGGAGTTTTTGAGGGATTCACCAGGATTGGGGACGGTAGTTCTATGGTTTCCGACTCCACAAGCATCGGACAACAGAGACAGGGGAAACATGAGCAATCCATCAATACAAAGACGAATTGCGAAAGGAAAGCAAATTATGTTGAGTCAATCAGTAGATCGGAGCAGTGGTCAATTGAACCCAACGTGGGTAGAGTGGTTAATGGGGTGGCCGCTAGAGTGGACAGACTTAAAGCCATTGGAAACGGACAAGTCCCCTTATGTGCAGCAACCGCATGGAGAATCTTAAGTGGAGTTTAAAACAATTTGGCAACCAGTAAAACCTTGGGATGTTCCTATTAAACAATTGGAAAGGGCTAAATTTCCCAAAAAAGAAGATGAGTACAAAAGAAAAAGAAATGACCAAAACAAACTCAGAAAATGGATATTCAATCTTTAATTGGGATGCTGAATATGCAAGCATAGTAAAGTTTTATGCTCAACTTGCTTTAGCTCCTGGTTGGATTGAATACACCAGAGACTTGGTCAAACAAAAACAGCAAACTGAGCCTTTATTTAAAAATTTAGGCAAAGATGTGGCTGAAAAAATTAAGGAATTAAAAGATGAGAAGAGCAAGTAGAAGAGATGAAAATGAAAAAGATATTGTGGAAGCACTAAGAAATATGGGAGCCACTGTTTATTATCTTGATGAACCTTGTGATCTTCTTGTAGGCTACAGAAATCAAACCATTTTGATGGAAGTTAAGAGTTTAAATACCTCTTATGGAAAAAAAGGATTTAATGCAAATCAAAAACATTTTGCTGAAAATTGGAAAGGAGGGCCATTTTGCCTAGTAGATAGCATTGAATCTGCACTCAGAATGCTAAAAATTATGATTAACTAACATGCAATACAAATTAATTAATACAGAGCAAGGCACAGCTCTAATAAAAAATCTATGGCCTAAAATGAAAACAGCACTGGAATTAGGGAAAACCCTAGTTATGACAGTTGAGGAGGAAAATAGAACACATGACCAAAATTCTAAATTTCATGCCATCATTGCTCAAATAGCAAAAGAAACTCAACATTTTGGAGCCAAGTGGGATACAGAATCTTGGAAGAGGTTTTTAATAGACCAATTTGCCACAGAAACAGGCCTACATGCTTCCAAAATAGCTCCATCCTTAGATGGGCATAGGCTTGTGCAATTAGGCCTCCAAAGTCGTAAATTCACCAAAGACCAAGCAAGTCAATTTGTGGATTGGCTCCAAGCATGGTGTGCTGAAAAAGGAATTGAGCTTGAAAGCACATCCTAAAAGGCAATATGTTAGAAGTCCAAAGCTACTAAACAATATTAGATATTTACACTGCCATGCTTGTGGTGCTGATGATGAAACAGTAGTGGGTGCTCACTCCAATAGTTCAGCACATGGAAAAGGGAGGAGCATTAAGTCTGATGATAATATGATAGCGGCCCTGTGTTGGGACTGCCATCACACCCTAGACCAAGGCCATTATTTGAGCAAAGAAGAGAAAGAACAGTTCTGGATGGATGCACACCTTAGAACTGTTTTTAGCCTCATTAAGGCTGATTTATGGCCCCCAGAAGTGCCAATTCCTCAGTCTTATTTGGATTATCAGAATAAACTAAATTAGCTTTTTTCTGGATGGGCTTTTTCCATAGGCATGTGCTCATGCTTTTTGAGCTTGTCTTCTAGTCTGTGCAATTCATGCTCAGTTTTCTTTTCGTGTTCCCTTAAAACCACATAGTGACTTTTGGGTGATTTGTATTCTTTGCCAGTAATTTTGAAGTTTGTTGCCATTTCTATCCCCTTAAAACTTGTAATGCTTGCTCATATCTAGCTTGCCTATTTTCTAAACCTATTGTCCCACCATTGATCTTTTTTGTCATTCCTACAAAATCCCCTGAATCAGCATATTTGTTTAAATTATGCTTTTCCCAGAACCACCCTGCAGTAGCCATTGCCCCCTCCACAGTTCCAACTGCATCAGGATTGCTCACAAAATCAATCTGTAAGTCATTGCTTACAGCCTCATAATTATTCTTTCCTGTAAGTTGTAAAAATCCTCTACCCCTATAAAGCCAACCTTCTTGGGATTCTTCATCACCATTACCCATCCTGTTGGCATAAGCTCTAGATGCTATTTTTTCAGGATTATGAGCATATTCAGCCACATTGTTATGGTTGAAATGGCTAGGCCAAGTCTTTAAAAGTGATTCAGCTCTGTAGTTTAAATTCTCTTCCATGAACCTAAAACCATCAGATTCATGTCCACATTGGGCTATAAAAGATGCTTGTCTTTCAGGTGTACTAATGTCATACATCTTAAAAACACTCTCCATAGGCTCAATTAAAGCCTCTGCATGCGATAAATCAATGCCACATGCTTCACTTAGTTGTTGGGGTTCCATTTACCATACTCCTAATTTGATTATAAAAAGCCACACAGGCATTAAGTCTTGCTATTCCTTCATCCCCTTGGGAGGTGATATTGACAAGAGCTGTTGCAGTTGAACTGTCAAGTTGGGCAACATTGGTTTGATCTCCTGTGGAAGTGGAGGCATTTGGACAGGCATTGTTGGGGGAGGATTTAACTTTGACATAGAACTGCAACTTGTTAGCAACAAGATCAGAATTAAGTTTGGCAATTTCTTTTTTAGCATTGTCTTTTTCCTTTTGAAGTTCAGATTCTTTTTCATCCCTTTGTTGAATTAAATCTTCAGTCTTTTTTTGGTTTTCTGCATTGATCTTAGCTATTTGTTGAACTGTTTCAGCATCTCTTTGTGAATATCCTTTGCTAACCCCATATTCATAAATGCCAAAAATTAATCCTAAAAACAAAAGAAAAGAAGCTATATAAGTGCTCATAATGGAGGCCTTTCATTTGGATTACCAAAAGAAAAAGATTTTTGTGGACTAGGTTTTTCTAATGCAGTAATTAACTTTTCCTCTTGCTTTATTGTAGAAACACATTTAGATTGTGTTGGAGGAGGTGTTTTAGATAAAAAGTTAGCCAATATTTGTGTAGCCTGACCAGCCAGTAATGTCAGAACAGCAAAAATAGCTTTGTCTGTAGGAGCCTCATTAAATAATGGTTGTTCTGTATAAACCACACTGTATGCAAAAAGCAACAAAACACCAATCAAACCCAATGTCATTCCTCTAACAACAAACCTTTGGGTTTCAGCATGGAGCTGTTCAGTTGTTTTGGGTTTTGACATTAGTAGGCTTAGAAAAGTATTCTGGGCACGTTTGGGTTGCGATACAGATTGGGGGTTTGCACTTTTCATTGTTCCAGTTCTCAGGGTTTTGACAAAAATAACGAAACCTATCCTCACACCCACTACTTACAATAGCTAGGAGAATAACCAGTTTCCCTAAATATTTTGTAACATTCATAATCAATGCTGTTATCTTTGAATTTCTTTTTAAACTCAATGTGCCAAGGTTCTTCTATTTTACTTGTCTGATAATCCAAATTAATGTAATACATTAAACTTGCAATTGTGAAGATGACCACCAAGATTGCAATACAAATTGCAATTCTAATATTCCATCTTTCTCTTTTTTCTTCTCTTTCCTTTCTTTCAATTTGATCCTTTTTTTTTGATCTGAATCAAATTTGGCTTTGTCTTTTTCAAGTTTTGCTCTTTCTGCTTGAAAATCAGTCCACAAAGCACCTAGTTCTGGAGGAGAATCATAAATTAAAGTTCTTTTTAAATCTTCTTCTGCTTGTTGAAGTTGTTTTCTTTTAATAACATTTTCAAGTGCTTGGGCTTTTATGCTTTTGCCTTTAGGAGGATTTTTCTCTTTATGTTTAACTTCTTCAATAGCTTTTTCTTGATGGTCAAAAAAAGAACCAAGTGAATCACTTAGTTCTGTATAAATGCCCATTACTTCTTTGCCTACATTTTTAGCATCTTTATACATTGCAACCCCTTGCTTAATAGCAGAGACTGCAGAGATGGCTAACATGAATGGCATTATTTAAAAGTAAAGTAGTGTGAAAAAAATCCAACCAAGCTAGAAATGCTTGATACTATCATCATGCCAACCCAAAAACCTCCCTTGGATTTATCAGCCATTGAAACTAGCTTTTCAATAGAGTTTTCAAGTTTGTCTATTTTCTTTTCCATAGAATCAAACTTTTTCTCATAATCCTCTACTTTTTGCCAAAGCACACCATATTTAACAAGATCAATGTCAGCCATTTTATGCTTTCTGAATGAATGCTAATGCGTAGTATGGGGGAAGATTTGCGTTTGTACCACTTACACCAGCAGTTGCATTAGTTGTAGCAACTGTAATTCCAGTAGAAGCAGTAGCTATTGCTGTTTGATATACAGCAGAACCAGCTCCAGGCAAATAACCAGCCAAAGATCCTGTTCCAGATCCGTTTACAAAAGTAGTTCCAGAATTATGAAGATGGCCTGGGTCTGTTACTGTAGATGTTGCTGTGTGAGTGTGTGATACAACAATTGCATCTTTTGAACCGCCAGTAGCGCCTACTGCATAACTATTACCAGCACCTAATATAAAAGAATCACGCAGATCAGGTGTTCCATTTTGTCCATTACACAAATACCATCCACTAGGAATAGCACCTACAGCACCAGACCAGATTGCTATTAATCCACTAGGTACACTTGTTGATGTTGTAGGAGCAACTCCAATAATTCCATACAAATTATCATAAGTTTGAATAGTGTTGTAATTTGAATCTTGTAGTACAAACTTATAGTTGTAGCCATAAGTTAGCCAAATCTCTGTTTGGGGTCTGCCATCAGTACCTAAAACAATAGGATTTGTGTTGGCATAAACACCAGCATTATCTGAATAAGTTGCTTGAGGTGTGGTTGATCCAGCCTGATAGGTATAGATCAAACCACCATTTAAAGGTAAACCAGTTGTGGTAAAGAATTGAAATCCATTACCTATTGGGGCAAGATTGACACTCATTTTCCTATGTCCTTAATATTGTTAATTCCTGCAGTTCTAGAAATTGTTTTTGATAACTGTTCTTGTTGTGCTTTTTTAGTTTCTTCTAATGCTAATCTTTCACTTCTTGCTTTGAAAATTGGTTTTGCAATTGATGTTACAAGTCCTAATTTCCCACTAGTTGCAAAATTTCCTCCTGCCTCTGCAACTCCAAGAGCCGCTTCTTTTATTGCTTTCTTAGCCGCTTCTCTTTCAGATGTAATTGCTGTTTGAGAAACATTTGCATTTCCACCTTCTGCATTTTTAACATGCTCAGATAATCTAGCTACATCACCAATATTTCTTAATCTGTTGGCCGCTTCTGTACCAACAGCTAAATCAAGTTTTGAACCCAAATTGTTTAATTCTTTATTTAAAGCCTTTTGTGAAATTGCACCAACTTCACCAGATTCAGTATTAACAACTCCAGCATTTGTTTTTAAATGATCTACCAATCCAGCAATTAATTCATGATGAGATTTTGAACCTTCTCCAATTAAATTAATTAATCTACTAATATCAGATTGTGATGCTTTATCACTTGTTACTAATGTTTTAAAAAAGTTTTTAGAATCAGGATGAGAAATTAATTTTTCAATTTCTTCTAATGTTCTAGGATCATCATACGCAATTGCATAGGCTTTGTTGTAATTAGGATTAGGTTTATTCTTTGTAGGAGGTGTAATTAATTGTTTTTGTGTTTTAAATAAAGCTCTAGCTTGGTCTGCAACAGCCTTTTGCTCTGCATTTTCACCCTTTAATGGCAATTCTTCTAATGCATCTCTAATGTGACCAAGAGCATTTCTTACATTTCCATCTGTGCTTGCTCTACTTGCTGTAGCTAATTGAGTTCTAAGATTTTCAAATTGGTTAAAATTCATATCCCTTTCAGGAGGGATTGATCCAATTACTTCACCAGTTTTAGGGTCTAATTTTTCTTGTGGTAAATATCTATTAAGTTTCTTTTGCCAAACTTCTGGCAAATGATCAATATCATCAGTTTCTACTGTTAATTTATTCATTGCATTTTTTGCAAATGCCTCTGAATCAATTGGAAATTTACCACCACCCAAATCTTCAAGATTTTTATAAGCATCTCTAATTGCTTGAGTATCTTTATCTACTTTATTAACTTTAATATCTTCAATAATATTATTTGCTTTATCTTCTAAACTTTTTCCAGAATGATCTGGAGCAAATTGTTCTTTAACATTATTAAAACCTTTAATTAACAATGGATTTCTTTGCTCAAATTTTTCTCTTAAAAGTTCATTGCCAGGCAATGCTTTATGATTATATTCATCAGACATTTTTGCAATATCTTGTCTAGCCTCTCCTTCAGTAGGAATAAAGTCTGGATCAACTTGAGAAAATTTATTATGTATTTCTAAGGCTTTTAAATCTTGTGGTGTATAACTATTTGTAGGTTTATTAGCCAATTGAGCTTTTAAAGTTGGATGTGCTTTTTCTAATTCTGCTTGAACTAAAGTTTCTGGTGCAGTAGCCGCTGCTCCACCACTTTGCAATTTAGAAGTTTCTCCAACAACTGGGGAAACTGTAGGAACTTTTCTAGCCTCAAATTGACTTGTTAAATCAGATCTAAGACCTCTAACATCTGATGCTACACCTCTAATTGTTGAACTTAATGGAGCAACATATTTAGCACCAAATGGAGCAACCAATCCTAATGCACTAATTCCTTGTTGTACATCTTGAACAGGAATATGTAAATTTTTCGCAATAACTTCTGCACCTTCATTGATGTGAGATGCAATATAATTATTAATAGGATCTGTTAATCTGCTTTTATATCCCTCAGTTCCTAATATTTTACTAGGCAAATTAGTAATAGGCTCACTAACACTTTCAGCAGTCTTAGATGCTTGTTCTGGTGATTGACCAACCAATCTTGCACCAGTATAAACTCCAACATTTGTTACAGCTCCAGGCAAATTAGCAGGAATATCAGCTAAATTTCCTATTTCAGGAACTATTTTAGAATAATCAATAGGTTTCTGTTGAGCAATAGCTTGCTTACTTCTAATTGGCCTAATGCCAATATAAGGTTTTGTTAAATCAACTTCTTGAGGTTGGTTTGTAGGAGTTACATTTTGCAAAAATTCATTAATATCATGTTCTTGAACTTTTGATTTTGGTTCAGGCAAAGAACTAAGAAATTGATTAATATCATATTCTTTTGGCTGTGATGTGGACATAACCATATTATTGTCCTCCAACAAGTTTCAATAATTGTTGTCTTTGTTGCTCCAATTGTTGTCTTCTTTGTAATGGCATATTCCCCATGAAATTTCTTGCATGGTCATTTTCATATTCTTTGATAAGAAGTTTGTTTGGATTTTCACCAACTATTGATATATATCTCATTAAATCAGGAAAATCTTTGCTACTAGCAAATTTTGCAAATTCATTATTGAAACCTTGAACAGCTCCCAATCTTGGATTTACTTGATAACCAGCATTATTTTGAATGCCTTTGGCCTGTAATTCTTGTTGAGTTAACCAAGTATTGTCTTGTCTAACAATTTCTTTAAGTGGTTCTTTTCCAATGTTAAATGAACCATAAGCACTTCTTTTGTATTCTGCATCAGCATCTGATTTTGCAGATAAATTTTGAATTCTTTGCTCAAGATATTTTGTTAGCTTAATTTCTTTATCATTTAATGAACCTTTTCCTGTTTTATTAGCCAAATAATTGGATACAACACCAGGTCTAACATCATCATCATTAAGTAATTCCATGATGTGATCATTAACAGTTCTAATAGTTGGTAAATGACCATATTCACTTTTTGGGTTACTAAATTGATCTTTAGCTTTTTCCAATATTGATTGATTAGATGCAATCCTTGCATTAAAGTTTTCAGGAGACTCATTAGGCATTGGAGCCAATTGAGGATTAAATTTAGTTGGAGACATTACCATTGGAGGTGCTGTTCCAGTAGTAGCTCTTGGAGTTGTAACAGTTGGAGATGCAATTGGAGGTGCTGTTGTAGCTTGTGGGGCAACTGTTGTAGCAGTTGGAGGCCCACTTTTTGTAATATTTCCAGTTAAATTTCCAGATACATCTCTTTGTCCTCCAATTACATATTGTTGTTTTGTAATTGGATCTGTAACAACTTGTGGAGCAATACTTGTTGGTAATGGAGCACCTATTTTTGTGCCAGGAGCTGTTTCAGCCACTTGAGGATTTCCAGTAGCAACCACTTGATTAATGCCACCAAGATTTGCCATTGTAGAAGTTGGAAACTTGGCCGCGAATCCTTCAGATGTTGTTGCAGAACTTCCTGCAGATGTAAGTCTTAATTTTTCATATTTTGCAAAATCTTTGTCTTTTATTGCTTTTTCCATTTGTCCCAAAAGGTTGGATGGATGTTTTGGAAGTCCAACAGCATCCACAGCCTCTCTAACAATTCCTAAAGATTCTGCCAAAGCATTTTCATTTATGTTTCCATCTTTATCTTTAAATGAATCAATCTTTGGCAAAGAATTAATCATTCTTCTTGCATAATCTTCACCAGAAACCAAAAAATTTTGTTTATTTTGTTGAGCTTGAGTTTGAGCTGTTTCTACTTCTGATTGAGCTTTTTGCAAAGCCAAAGGATTAAGTTTTTGTGTTTGTTCTAAATCTAATTGAGCCTTTTGGAGTTGCAAAGGATTCAATTGTTGAGCTTGACTATAAGCCTGTGCTCCTCTAGCAATATTCATCAAATCAGCCAAAGAATTCTGAGGCTGTTGTTGAACAGATATGGGTGAGAAATTAAATCCTGCCATTTTTAGTATCCATAAGGGTTAAATGTGCCACTACCCAAAGATCCACCAGAATTTGCATTATAGGTTCCACTTCCTAAAGAATTTAGGGCATTAGCAGATGGTGTGTATGTAGGGGCTACATAAGGACTTTGAAATCCTGTCATATCAGTAGGAGGTACAGTTGTGTTTTGATTCAATAAAGAATAAAGCATTGCATTATTGCCTAAAGTATTTAGAGCACCACCATAAGCATTTGCTTGGCCTATTTGGCCTTGGCCTAGTGCAGACGCGGCCCCCACACCCAAAGCACCCTGTTGTGTTGCTGTGTTTGTACCAGCGGCATTTACTTGGTTTTGACCAGTTTGACCAAGCCCTGCCTGACTTGCCAACATGCTATAAATATTGTTTCTTTGAGTTTGATAATTATTAAAGGCATTCTGGTATTGATTTCCAGCCAATCCCTGTGTGTAGTTTTGCATCCCTGCAAGTGCATTACCACCTATTAATCCACCACCTACATTATTTTGAGCTTGTAAAGCATTTTGTCCTTGCTGAAGTACAAACCCATAATTAGGGGCCATCTGAGCATTTAGATCTGCCGCACCAAACTGATTGGTCAAATAACCTGATCCAACTCCAGTTCCAGTAGTGTTTCCACTTTGGTCAACTATTCCATAAGTGCCAGATCCTAAAGCACCCATATTATTAATTGCATTGTATCCAAGCTGTCTGATAGGAGCTTGTTGCTGATTAATGGTGTTAAAGTTTTGTTGCTGAAGTGCTTGAGCATTTGCCGCTGCATTTGCCTGTAAATTAGCCGCGTTATTGGCCGCGTTTGCAGACATCCCAGCCCCAACAAGGCCAAGCCCCCCTGCAACTGCCATTCCTAATCCAACTCCAATAGGCATAATTAACCCCTTTTAATCAAAACTTCATCCACCTTAGATGCATCTTTTTCATCTGTGGCATGAATACAAAACCAAACACAATCTTCTAAAGCCTGAATTGAATGATGCACCCCAGATTTTATTTCAATACAGGCTGGAGCACTATATATTTCTTCAGAATTATCAGTCCTTAAAATAACCTTACCTTTAGCCAAAATGCTTAAATGGCTAAAACTATGCAAATGCTGAACTACAAAAAAATCCTTGGGAATTGTCATTTCCTTGGCATACAAGCCATCAGAGAAATTATGGACAATCTTTGGATCAAAGTCCATCCTACCTTCCATGCTTTTGAATATGTCTGAATGTTTCATTGGTTGTAGTATGGAACTTTGTAGTTTTTGCCATTTACTGTGACATTCATGAACCCTGCAGGAGCACTTGGCAAAATAGCCCCCCCTTTTGTGGCTGTCCCTGAAGATGTGAAATTCAGCAAATTTTGCAAATATTGCAACCAAGCTCTTTGTGGCCTTTTTGTTGCTTGATCAATAAACTCTGTCTGTGGATAGCCTTGGATTTGTGTGGTCATGATTCACCCTCACTAGCTTTCAGATTGCTTGAGACAATTACAGCAAATACTGGATCTGTGACAGATACTTCAAAAACCCTGTCTCTAGCCCATCCAAGCCTTCTCCAGATAGCTCTGTTTTTATATTTACCCTCTTGCCCAATGGTTACCCAATATTCCCTTGACCAAGTTGATCCACCATCATTTGACCATCTGAGCATAGCCTGTGGATAGGTTGTTACTGATCCTGTGCTAATTGGCAAAGAAACCCCAGTTGTGCCAACTCCAGGCTGAAATTGGATCTGTAGCTCATCAAAATACTGCCTTTGGAAGTCTGTTACCAAATGTGGTGCTCTTCTTAATCTTCTAATAGATTGCCCATTATCTGTGTAATTATTAGGGTCTAGCATGTAAAGTTGACCATTTTGCCAATCACCTACAACCACCATATTTTGAAAAACAGCAGAACAATTGCCTCTATGCCTATGATATTGGTTGGTGTTATCCCTCCAAAGCCATTTGTGCCACATATTAGTGGTTATATCATAGGCCCAAGTAATATCAATAGTAGGAAAATTAATAACATAAACTTCATGGCCTTCTTGTTGATATGTCCATGCCACAGCATCTTGAACATATTGGTTAACAAGAGTATTCTCAACTGCATGAGTGCTTATTCTTTGAGGAATATAACCACTCATCATCATAATTTGAGATTGACCCCTAACATTCCTACTTAAATAAGCAAAAGAATTGCCTAATCTGGCTATTGAAAATGTAGCCACAATTCCATGTTGGGTGCTTGTGCCAGGTATTCTTTGGAATGGGAAAGGGTAAGTACCAGTATCCACCCAAACTTCTGATGAAACCTCACCCAATAAATAAACTTCTCTGTGGTCAACAATTAAAGAAACTAAATTATCTGGAGCACCATCTTTAGAGGCAAAGCTAAGAGAATAAGAAATAGGGGAAAGTAAATTACTAGCACCCCATTGTTGGGTTCCTGAATGGTTGTATACAAAATAATTGTCTACAGTATCTACTACATCTGCACCAGAAAATGCCCCATCTGAAGATGGCAAAATAGTAAAGTTCAAGGCATACATGGTTTCAGATGAAACTGTTTGTGTGCCAGATAATACATAAGAACCAGTTCCACCAGATCCTGTGCCAAATGTAAGATTTAGGGTTAATCCTGATCCTGAGCCTGAATCAGTTACAGAAACAGGATTTGATGGTGTAGAGGTGTAAGCACCAAAACTTGTCAAACTCAATCCTGTAACCACACCTCCAGTAGTTATTGAAGTAACTGTAAAAGTGGCTGGACTTTGTCCATAAACTCCACCAACAACAGTAACTATGTCATTCACAGAATAGCCTGTCCCTGCAGTGGCTATGGCTCCACTTAAAACAGTCTGAGAGCCTAAAGCTGTAACTACTGTGTTGGCAGTAACACTTGTGCCTTGGATGGTTTGACCTGGATACAAAGTGCCAGAGGCAACTGCAGTTACATTTAATGTAGATCCACTGATACTGGCTGTGATCTTGGCCGCCACAGCTGTAGAGTTCATTGTTTCAGCAGTAGAGACTGTTTGGCTGATGTTTATGGTGTATGTACCAACTCCACCAGATCCAGTTCCCAAGGCTGTTATTACAGTTTCTGATGTAATTCCAACCCCAAAAAGTGATTGACCAACTCCAATAGTTCCATTGGTAACTGCTGTAACTGTTAAAGTAGTTCCTGAAATAGTTCCAGTAAATACAGCAGATGATGGACTAGAAATTCTCCATGTGTATCTATAGACCCCATCCACAATGTAAACACTTATTCCATTATCTGTGATCCCCACTTGGCCTGTAGTAGTTAATAATTGGCCAACAATGGTAGGAACCAAACTAGAGGTCATGGAATAAACATATTGACCACAAACTGCTATTAGTTGTTGGCCTCCAGAAACTGCCCTTAAACCCCTTACAGGAGCTTGATTTTGAAATGTTAAAAGTGAAGTCAGGCCTGGGGTTGGATATAAAGCAACTACACCCCTAGAGCCTGGTTGTTTTAAAGGATCGACCTCTGGCCTCCAATTGATGCACTCTTGAGCATCTTGGTATATAGATGGGGCTGAATAGGATGGGCCAACAAAGCCAAAGTCTGCCATTATTCCTCCTTATAAGACTTACCAGCAAGCAAAGTTTTCATGCTTGGCAGACTTATTCCGAATTGTTTGGCTAAATTTATCACGCTTATTCCATCTTTCCTTAGTTGTCTTGCTTGTCTTGCTTGTTCCATTGTCAACTTACATCTTGGGCCAGTATCGCTAGGAAAAAACTTTTGCCTTCCCTTTGCAACTTTATCTGCCATGTTATCCGCATGAGTACCAACACTTAAATGTTTTGGATTACAACAAATAGGATTATCGCAACTGTGCATAATAAATCCATGCTCATCCGTGTTTTTAGGAGCGTTTAAGTTAATTATTCCTGGGTTTACCAGATCAAATATAACTCGATGAGCATAATAAGATTTATCGTTTATTTCAGTTCTTCCATACTTCCTATTTGAGTAGCCTAACCAAGGCCAACATTCATCTTCACCTTTTTTGTCTACCTTAGACCATAAAACTTCTGCTGTATTAGCTGGTCTCCCAGCATTTGCTACAACACCATTTTTATGTCTTGCATACAAATCTCTTTCGTATGCCCTTCTTTTTTCTCTACGTTCTTGTTCTTTTTTTAATTGATCTTCTGTTTTTGCTTTGTTGTTCATGGTTGTTTCTCCTTGTTAAAAACAACCATATTGTACCACATTTTCTATCTAAAGAATCCACCCGACAAAATCCAGCCCGCATCCTTTTGCCTACCCACCAACAATGAATCAGCATAGGTAGAAACAATTGGAGGCCTCATGTTTGTTCTTTTAACTGTGCTCTTCCCTTGGGCGGCAAACTTGTTAATCATTGCAATTTGTGTCTGACTAGCCTTGCCATACATAGGCATTAATCTTTCAGCCAAACACCACCTTAAAGCCATTGCATAACCTTGAGGTAAATTAACTGTGTCATTTATAGATACAAACTGCTGAAATATTTGGTCTACAAAAATATGCATTTCACCCTGAGAGGGGTTAGGCCAAACATAGATATTTCCTAATGTTTCTGTAGGTTCATAATAGACAGCCTTGGGCCAAGGGCCATTTAAAGTCTTTAAGCCAATCATTTCATATTGCTCAATATTTAGCACCGAAACAGGATAGTCTAGACCACCGTTTGTGATGGGTTGCCCGTTGGAATAAGTGTTAATCCTGACAAAGCAAGAATTTAAGGTCAAAGGCCTTTGATAATAAGCCTTGATAGATTCACTTGAAACAGAGGAATAACTAATGTTTAATAGGTAAGTCCCTGCCTCATTTACATTATTACCAGCCCCTGTGAGCATTTGTTGTATTTTTGTCCCTGCAGTGATCCCTGTCCCAGACAAAGTCATCCCAAGGGAAATTCCACCAGATTGGATGGATGTAACAGTCAAAATATTGCCAGTAATGGAGCCTGTAAAAGTTGCCCCAATCTGACCATTAGGCCCAATAGTGTACTGAGTTTGACCAGAAACCAAAGGAAAGATGATTTCATTCTTATAAAAAACCATCATGCTTTCATTTGACCATTGGTCTAGCATGTCTTGTAGCATATCAAAAGCATCTTGAGATGCCTCTGGTGTAGGGGTTTCCCCTGCCTCCAAAGCTCCAATATCTTTTAATGCCCTAGAAATGATGTCAATGGCCTGGGTCATGGGTCACCTTATATATTGGGAGTAAAAACTTGTGGTTTCCAAGGGGGGACAATAGATTTCGACTTTTCCAAAAGCGCCAATTGTTCCTCTAACCTAGATTTTATTACACAAACACCATCTTTCATAGTCTCATTTTCAATCCATTCAACCACCATTTCCTCAGTCACTTGTGCAAATGGAACCTTGTTTTGTGGATCTTTAAAATGCCAGTTTCCCTCAGTCTCAACTGTGTTTACCCCATCTGTCAAAGATAAATGGTATTTGGCATGGGTGATGACTTCATCTTCCCCACTTAATTCTGATATTTCCCATTTGTAATTCATTTGCCTGTCGCCTGTAATTGCGCCTCTGTTGGTTGTGGATTAGAGTTTGTCCATGACTTAATATAATCACCTTTACCATCGCTGTCGTTTTGAAGATGTATTGTTCCTGTAATTGGAACAAAATCTGTTGAAGTAAGTGTAGGATAAATTGCCATTATTTGATCGTATAAAGACATTATGCACTCCTAACCATTGAACCATTAAACCAAGTTAAACTTTGGCCTATTCCACTATTAACTGTTGATCCACTTGCTTGATACCAATAAATTTCTATGTAATCAGTAGAACCATTGCAATATACAAGAGAAGATATAGGTATACCTTGTAAATAAGCTCCTGTTTGTTGGCCTGTTCTTTTATATTCAGAGCCATTTTTAAATATATAAGTTATTTGTGTAGCATATCCCGCTGCAAACACAGAAGCGTTAATTTGATAATAACCTGCAACTGTTGGCGTAAATCTATTATTAGCTGTTGAATAATTACTATTGGTATCAAATTCAACAGTATTAAAAACAACTTTTGTTTGTGTTCCAGTTGCAGTATTTGTTGCAGTATTAGCCCAAACACTAAAAGCAGGCCCATTATTAATAGGAAAAGTTCCAGAAACTGTTAAATTACCAGAAATGTTTAATGTACCCGTTGTAGGGGTTAGCGTATCAGTTACTGCATTTTCGTTAATAGCCATGATTAAACGTCCGTTGCGCCTTGGTACTGGCTCATTGTTTTTAACACTTCATAGATTGCAGGGAGCAAATCACCCTTTCCTGCTATGTCAGCTAATCCAATGTAATGAGCATGTTCTTGGACTGTGCTCATATTAGATTCTCTAGCATTTTTGTCGTAATGGACTGCTACTTGGACTTGGATGTTATCCTTGTTCCCAAAGAAATTAGTCACTCTGGCATAAGCCTGTGGAGCAGGACTGCCAAATTGTGTTTGTGTTAAGTTTATTTGTAATGCCATGATTTATCCTTAATATGTCATTTCTGTGGTTTCTACTTTACAAACCCATCTAATTGTAGTTGAGGCTTGACCAGTAACTGTAATTGCTAAACCGCCATTGGTTGTATCTGCCGTAGCTGAAACTGCCCAAGTAGATGCGCCTGAATCCTGTGCTAACAATATAGATGTTACTGTGCTAACTATTGCGGTAGAAGCAGCGTTTGCACCACGTTTAATAGCACCTTGCAGAACCCAAGAAGCAGTATTTCCACCTCCAGTAACCCCTGCAATTATTGTTGCTCTAAATGAGTATGCTGAGTTGTTGGGTAGTATTACTTGGTTTGTTGATGAAGCAGCAGATGTATTACTTGTAAGAACTGTAGCGGTTGCATCTGTGGTTTGACGAGCTAATATTAATAAAGCAAATTGTTGTGTTCCTAATGAAGCAGTACCCATTGGGTTATTACAAGCGGCGGCAACTTGATTTCCAATAATACTTCTTGCGTTTCCAAAAATTCCACCAAGAATTGCAGCATAATCAGCATTTGCATAATTACTATACCCACCAACTACAGAACTTCTTGAGCCGCTTGCTTGATTACCAACTCCTGCGCCTACAAATGCAGAAGTATTTGACGCTGAATTTCCAAAAGATAATCCGTTGTTTTGACCGCCACCAACAACAACAGCACCAACAGCAGTAGCTTGATTACCCCATCCCCCACCAACAAAACTCCAATCCCCAGATGCTACATTTCGTTGTGAAGAAGTACCCGCATCACCCCCACCACCTACAAAACTATAAGAGCCTGTTGCTTGGTTGTTTCCTCCTCCTACGACTACTCCATGAGGTGTGTAGAAAGATAGGGTTGGTGAACCAGATGCGTTAGCGTTTTGAGATAAAGTTAGTGATGTTCCTGAAATGGCTGAGACATAGGTATATTGAACAATTCCTGTCCCAGTTATTAATTGACCTACTTTAATAGAAGCATTTGAACCAGATAACGTAACCGCAGTAGAACCAGATGTTACAGTTGTAGTTGCTTGTGTTGTAACTGATGCTTGTGCTGTTCCGCTATTGTTTGAGCCACCACCAATAAAATTTAAATATCCTGCGGCTGTGTTTGTATAACCCGCTACAGTTGTGCTATGTCCAAATCCTGATGCTGTGTTATTTGTTCCACCACCTACAAAAGCATAATTTGTGCTTGCAATATTAGAAGAACCGCCTGTAACAGTTGAATTATATCCACTTGCGGTGTTTGTTGATCCACCACCTAATGTCGATAAAGAACCACTAGCTACTTGACTTGCCCCACCCCTACTTGTCTGCCAATCCACCGCATTAGCACCTCTAGCATTACCTCCTGTAGCAGTAGATGTAGTTTGTTGGGCTTGTAATGCTCCTGTTCCTTTTGGTTGTAATACCAAAGAAATGTTTGTGTCTGATCCCAAAGCCTGAACTACTGGGGCATTTCCTGTTGTATTACCAGATGACTGAATGTAGTTTGCACCAGTCCCTGCTTGTAATATTGGGGAAATTAAAGTGCCTGTACTTGGGTTATATTGAAACTCAGTAGAAGAAGTGTAAACAGTTGATAAAGTGCCAGATGTAACAGAAGAAAATAAAGGATATTTTGTAGCATTTGTTGTGGTGTCGTCTGTTATTGTTGTCCCACTTGGTGTGGATACCCAAGTTGGAGCAGAACCTGAACCATTTGATTGCAATAAATACCCAGATGTTCCATAAGATCCATTAAAAGCTACTGCATTGCTTGTATTTATAGTTATTGCATCTGTTGCACTACTGTTTGTAACAAAATGAATAGAGTTAGAACCATAAGTTCCAATAGCTAAATCTGTTGATGCAGATGCTAAATAAACATATCCTGCAGCGCTAAATGCTCCTGTTCCTGTAAAACCAGATGAGTTAATACCAAACTCACCAAAATTGGTATTAGAAGTAGCATTATTGTTAGATACATTAAAATTTGTAGATGCTGTAGCTCCAGAGCTAGTGTTTTGTAGCACCATCTGGTTATAGGTATTAACACTAGATTGAAATGATGCCAAAATATTGGTATCAGAATATCCAAGGGTTCCATAACTAAAAGCACCAGTATTAGCAGATCCAGTTATGGAGCCTGTAGCTACATGGTTTCCTGCATTTAATACAGTAGCTGTGAATGTTCCTGTACTTGGCACATACTGTAGTTTTGTGGAGCTAGTGTCAATAGTTGTAGCAGTACCACTTGTAGCAGATAAAAATGCAGGGTAAAAAGTGCTAGAACTGACTGTTTGATCTGAAATAGTAACTGAGGCACTTGGAGTAGACCAAGTAGGTGCTCCAGTTCCATTAGATGTTAAATACTGTCCTGTTGTCCCTGCTGTGCTAATTGCCAAAGCAGATGCACCAGAATACACAATTCCACCAGCATTGGCAGTTAAATTAGCATTTGTTCCACCATAAGCCAAACCAATCAATGAGGCATTCCATGTGCCTGTTGTGACTGCGCCTAAAGTTGTAAGGCTAGTAGATCCTATTAATGGTGATGCACCAATTGAGTTATATGAAACTGTTGTAGCAGAAGAACCATTGTAAGTAGAGCCAGATACTACTCCAGAACCACTATTATTAAATGTTAAGGCATTAGCTACACTTGTTGCTTGGCCTGTTGTGTTGCCTGTTCCACCATTTGTGATTGATAAGGTTCCTGATAATGTGACTGCTCCAGTAGTTGCAGTTGAGGGAGTAAATCCTGTAGTCCCTGCACTAAAAGAAGATACATTTGATGGCAAAGCAGTCCAAGATGGCAATCCACTTGATAGTGTTAAATAATAACCATTTGTGCTTGGACTTAAAAATGTTGTTGTGTTTGCAGATGTTTGATAGGGCAAGTACCCAGCCAATCCACCACCCAAATTTGTTGCAGTAGTGGCTGTATTGGCAGTAGTGGCAGTAGTAGCTGTTGTAGCAGTTGAGGCATTACCACCAATATTAAGACTTGTTGCAGTACCAGTTAACCCAGTGCCAGGGCCACTAAACTGTGTGGAAGCTGTAATTGTTGTTCCACCTACAGTAGATCCACTGATTGGTGTCCCAATAATACTTCCCCCAGTTATTGCCACATTATTGGCATTTTGGGTAGACATTGTTCCCAAGCCTGAAACTTGAGTATTAGATATTGCAATTGATGTATTTGTTACAGATGTGACTTGACCAGATGCATTGGTCACAAATACAGGAACACTTGAGGCACTTCCATAAGTACCAGAAGTCCCAACTGGTGTAATGCTAAATTGATAGCTTGAAAGTGTTAATCCAGTTCCAGCAGTATAGGTAGCTGAATTACTAAACTGGCTAAAAGTAATTGGTGTAGTTCCAAGTGTTCCAGATTGTGGAATAGTACAAACCCAAGCAGATCCAGATTGAGCAGATCCATTTTCAATGAACAAAAAAGCAGAAACCAGTTCTGCATAAGTATTTGCATCACTAGATCTAACCCAAGTGCTTGCAGATGCTACATAAATTCCATTATTTGCTTGTGTTGTTTGGTTTTTCACCAAAACTCTATCACCAACCAAAGTGGTATATCCATCAATGGTTTGCAATCCAGACAATGTAATATTGGCTAAAGTTGCCACTTGTGCTGGTTGCTTGAATGCTAAACCTTGAGCAACAGCATCTACATAGGATTTGTTTACTAAATCTGTTGGATTTACAGCAGTTGTACTAATAGATCCAGTTGTTGTCTGAATATTAGTAAAAATGCCAGTAGATGGGGTAACCAACCCAATAGTTGTGCTATTTATTGTGCTATTTGTAATATTTAAGCCTGATTGGCTTGGATTTACAGTAGCATAAAAAGGTTGCCCCTGACCTATAAAAGTCTGAAAATTGCCAAAAACATCAAAATATGCCTGTACTGGCAATAGGTTTTGATCAGATGTTAGGTTAGGGGCACTCATTAGAATGGTTGAGCAGTAAAGATTAAAGTATCACCAGCAGACATATTCGTTAAAGCACCAGTTGTGATGCTATAACTGTTCATTGTTGCTGTCGTAGTTGTGTAAGCTACTTGTTGCAAGAACAATGTTGTTCCATTGGTAATGTCATAACCTTGAACTAACCAACCATTAGGAGCAGAAAAAGGAAATGTGAAAGTTCCAGTATTTCCTGCTGTGCTACCAAAAATCACTCTGAATATGCCAATTTGATTGCCCAAAACTTGAGCATTTGAACCACCAAATCCAGAAGAAACAGTTGGTAAAGTATCGTAAGTCAATACCGCTACAGTATTGATTGTTTGTGTAGATGCTACTTGATTGGTCATGATTGATCCGCAACAGGCATTACATAAATGGTGTTTGCTGTTCCAACCACACTCAGATTAAATCCATTGGCAGGGGTTGCAATCACAGTAGGCTGTGACATATTCACACCAAGCACAAATGAAGTGCTAGTGTTCCCTGCTGTAGGCAACACTGCAGGAGTTGCTGTGATGCTTGTAGGATTTAAAGGAGAAATTGAAATAGCAACTGGTGTGGAGCCAGTATTCAAAAATGCACAGTAATTGATTTGGTCATTGCCAACAGGGACAATGCTCAAAGAACTACTAGCAGTTGTGGTTACTGCCACAGCATAGGTTTGACCTATGGGTCTGTAGACACTGGTATTAGCCATGATTAAGCCGCGTTAACTGCTACAGGACTTCCCTCAACTCTATGCACTTTAAAGTCATAGACACCAGAGGCAGGAGTGATTGCAGTAGCTCCACCAGACACATTTTGGAACTGAACTGTTAACACATTAGGAGTTGCAACATCACAGTTTGTGATTGCAATATTGGATGTTTGATTACCTTGATATTGCAAGAAAGTCACAATATCAGTTGCTTGCAATCCTGCAATGTTAAAAGTTTGTAAAGATTGAACAGAAGAAGTTGTCAGGGCAGATGGTGTGAGTGTAGGAGCAATAACAAATTGCTCTAATATATTGCCCCTTGCAATTGTGGTGCTTGACATGATTTTTTTCCTTTGAAAATTGAAATTGTACTGTTAAAAACAGAAAAAGCTACCCCTTTTGAGAGTAGCTTTCTCCTTTTTTTTAGGCTGTATTAGCTAAAGTCATAGCCATAAACATAGATGTCTACAGTGCCAGTGTTACCTGATGCTGTGGTCACGTTTGCGTATAGATATTGGCCTTGGTAAGCTGTTGAAGTAGCAGATGCATCTACATACTGAACACCCAAGTTGGTTGTACAGTTAGAGGCAGTCACACTTCCAAAGATTGATGTACCAGATCCAGATGCAGGGGTAATGGTTGCCACTAGGGAAGCGGCACTCACTGTGGTTCCTGCATTATTGGAATTGGTAATAATCAACTCTTTTGGCATGTATGTTGTAGAGTTGTTAACTTGGATTTGTGTTGTTGCTACAGCATTAGCATTTACACCTTTTGCAACAGCCAACAAACGCAGAGCTTGGTTTGTTGTGACATTACTTGGGTGTGCTGAGACTGTGGTTGCTGGTCCGGGATTACTCATTTTGTATTTCCTTTATGGTGTTAATGATTAAGCCGCGATTCTGCAAGCAAGTTCTTGGTACAGAGGTGCCCAACCATATAAGACATCAAGCCTTGTGGGAATGCTGTCGTTGTTGATTGTGTACTGCCTCACGACACGCATGGACAATCCAACTTCCTTATCAGATGCACGTCCTGCAAAGTGCACTCCCTCGGGCAACTCAAGATCAGCCACCGCCAAGGTAAATGCATTACGATGGAAGAGCATATTCTGTGGAGACAGAATACCAGTGTTGTTGAAAGGAGTTACAACTGCTGTTGTAGATGTTGAACCAATGATGATTGAGTTCTGGAACTGACCACCAATGATCACTGCAGGGCTAACTGTGATGTTTGTAGCTGAAGTTCCAACTGTTGTTGTGGACTGAACTACAAAGTTACGAAGTTTGCCAGAGCCATAGGCTTGTCTGTTTTGTGGGTTGGTTGCATACACACCAGCAATCTGGAACACATCACCAGCATTTAATGTAGATGCTGTAGATGCCTTGATCTGGATTGTTGAGTATTGTGCCCATCCACTTGAGAGGTAACCAATTTGGCCTGTAGATGCTGTTGTATCTGCAGACAATGTGTAACCACTGTAGCTACCAAAGGTTTGGCTAACGACGTTTTGGTCGAGTTTCCAATTGGTGCCCGCGCTATCGCGGCCCATAAGGCCTTTGCGATATTGTTCAGCGATAGCTTCTTGCGGCATGAACAAACCTTTTAGTGAATCAACAATAGTTGCTGATGTGAAAGGCTCAACAATACAAGCTCTACGACCATCTCTTGGTGCACCCTCTGCATCAAGATAAGCACCAGCTGTCAAGTAGGTGATGAGGCCTGTCGGTGGGGTTCCAGCAGTTCCAACAATGTTGGCTGTCTGGAGTGCCGCCATCTGCAAACCATCTCTATCAATCTTGTTAGCAATAGCGGCCACTGCTGGTTTCAGCACACGGTCACTAAACATATCAAGAGACAAAGCTAAGTCTTGAGTTGTGAACTGTGTGTCCACATGGAACTGAGTTGAAAGAGTAACTGGCACTGAAGTTTCGTTGAAGTCCTCAACATTAAGTGCGGGGCCGGTTGTACCAATGAACCTACCGGGTCTGCGGACATTGACTGTGTTGCCGATCTTTCCGCCGACTACGGCAAACTGATCGTCATAGTTTCGGTCTACTTCTGAGGAAAACGTCAATTCGTTTTCTAAAACCATTAAGGCCTCATTAGTAATTTTTGATATCGTCAAAAGATTATTTGCCACTTTAGTATTACCTTTTTAGTGTTAATTAAATAAATTTACCTTATCTTTCCTGCTTTTCTGAGTTCTTTCCATTGTGAAATTGATCCAGTAAATTCACCATTTGAATCTATTGGCACTTCAACATTAGAACCCCCTCTAATAGGATTGATAGGTGCTGGTGCATTGCTCTTTCTAACAACAGGCTTTTGTGTTTCTGTAGGCTTTTCAAATCTAGCCTCCAATTTACCAATCTCTCTCAAAGCACTAATCAATGACATCTTGCCTATCTTTTCTGCTACTTCTGGATTTTCTGCTAAGTGATACAAGATATTTGGGCCTGTGTCACTTTCCAAAATAGCATCCCTAACTTGATCTGAAACAACCACATCTGAAGATGCAATCATTTCCTCATAATCAGGAAGTTCAGCCTTTGCTTGCTCTAGCTTTGATTGCCAAGATGTTAAAACCTTTTCTTTCTCTGCTTGTGCTTGCTTTTGCTGTTCAGCTTGATCCCTATCTTTCAGTGCCTTCTCAGTTGAGTACTTTGCTAATGCCTTTGCATATTCAAAAGCATCAGTGAAGTCACTTGGCTGTGGTTCTTGATCAGGATTCTCAACCTTTTTGGGTTGATTGGCTTGCTCAAGTTCCTTTAAGCGATTCTCCAAAGCCTCTCTTTGTTCCCTTTCCTTTTGAGCCTCAGCTCTGGCAAGTTCCCTTTCTTTGATGACTTTGTCAAACCTCTTTTCGAGCTTTGGCTTTCTAACACCTTCCTCTGTTGGCTTGGTCTCTTCTTGTGCCTCTGGTAAACTCTGATCCTCTTTTGTCTCTGTCAGCTCAGTTTGCTCAACCTCTGGTGAGGGAGCCTCTGCAGGGTCAGGACTTGGGGTATCAGCTAAACCAAGTTTGTTAGCATAAAAATCACCTGAATTTTCTGAAGTAATTACATTACTTGCTTGTCTATCACTCATGAGTTGCCTCAAGTATTTTGCCTAGTCTGCCTGACTAGTAAGGTTTGTGGGCAATATAACCCAAAATCATAAGACTGTCAATCAATAGCCTTGATTGGGCATAATGGATTGGTCAGCCTGTGCAATTGCTTGATACTGCTCTCTGTTCCTCATGGCTATTTCCTTCTCTAGCCTTGCAGTATCCATATTATGGAGAATCATATCTGCAATCATCTCAATTTCTGTCTTATTCTGGCTTGTGATTGCTTTAGTATTGACATCATGAACCCTAGCCTCCAAAGTGGCCTCAGTATTGTGGGCCTTGGCTGTCTGCCTCATTAATTCCCTCTGAGTTTCAGCCTGTTGTTTGACTTGCTCAATATCTTGTCTTTGCTTGATTGCCAACTGCATTGCTTGGAGCTGTTGGGTCAATTGTTGAACTTGGGCTTGGCCTTGCTTAATCATCATCTGAGCCTGTGGAGGGATCTCAGAATGCTCATCAATTTGGCTCAATGGGTTCAGGGCCGCCAACCTATCTGCAATCACCTCAGCCCCTGGGAAATCCATATTCCTAAAAACCAAATCTGCAGCGGCATTAAACAAAGCCTCATTTCCTTGCAACAGAGGCATCATTGCTTCAACTGCCTCTTGTCTCTTAGAGTTATAACCTGGGCCTGTCTCCATCACCACATCATATTGGCCCACAGTGACATCATTCATCACTCTACCAACTGCATCTCTCTCATTGATGGTCAATAACTCAGGCTTGCCATCATCCCCAATAATTCTCATTACTCTTTCTGTGTCATATATATGAGGAATTAGATCCAAAATGATCTTGCCAACATGAGCAATTGCTTTGGTTAGATTGTCATAAAGGTCAAAATTGGTCAAATCAATCTGCATTTGCTGACCATTCAAAGCCTTACCAGACATATTTCCTGGGAGCTGTTGGCTTGGGTCATAAATACCAATTATGGTTGCCATATCCTGATTGATCTGGTTAGCGGCAGTCATCACACCAGCAGGAGGAGGCTCTGGTTGTAGTCTCTGAGGAGGAGGCGCTGGGTTTCCATCAATATCAGTCTGCTTGTACCTTAAAGTAGCCATAGACTTGATATTGGCACTTGCCCAATCAGTCTCATGACCCTCATCCTGACCCTCTGCCATAATCCATTTGGCCTTTGGAGCCAAAGCTACAGACTCAGTTAGAGATGTAACCCAGAAGTTATACATGCGCTGGCTGTCCTTTGCGTGCCTGACCATGCCAAACTTTTTCCTCTTGTCTCCAATAACAACATGCCTTCCATATACTGGCACAATTGGGATGTAATATCCAGGCCAATCCCTTTCTTCAAGCACCTCTATTGCTGTTAATTTCTTCCATTTAATGGTCTTTTTAACACTAGGCCTTGAATCCACTATTTCTAGTCCAGATTTGGCTATTTTGTCAAAAAAGTCCTTGGAATCAGCAAATCTAGAGGTTCCATCACTCAATAAATAGAGCTTGGCTTTCTCTCTAACTGTGTAAAAGTATTCAGCAACCCTAATATCTTCTCTAGTAATCCACTCAGATTGGGTATCTCCAGTGCCTCTAGAGGTAAAGGAAGTGTCTTGGGCATCTGGATACATTTCCTTAAACACAGTCTTTGGCATCATTGAGGTAATCAAGCATCTTTCTTGATCTGAGCCATCAACTGCTATTGAATTTGGATCCATATAGACTGTGAATGGGTTATCTATAGGATCAATGTAGATTTCTTGGTCAAAAGAATCTTCTCTTACATACCTATGATCAACCCTAATAAATCCCCATCCCATTCTGACTGCATAGTTATAGGCATTGTCATAGGCATTATCAGCATTGGAATTCACTTCTATGTGCCTAACCATGCCTTGGACTACCTTGGCATCTGCCGCATCCTCCACAGTATTTGTAGCATGAACCTTAATTCTTGGCCTTTGCTGTCTTTGTTGGTTTGTGACTTGCCTACAGTAGCCATCTAGCTTATTGATAGTCAGAACTGGTCTGGACTCTAGATTTCTTGAATTTTGCAGGTCAACAGGCCATTGGTCGCCCCCAGATGCAAACTTGAGGTCTTCTAAAGCCTCTTGCCTATTCATTGTGTCTGCATCATTAGCAAACTTCAGGAATTGTTTTGCCTCATCGATGATGGGGTCATAATCTGTTTCTATTGGATCTAGTGCCATTTATAGTGCCATCCAGGATTGTGGTGGTGCATAGTTTACTTGTTTTGCTCTTCTAGGTCTAGTCTCTTGGACTCCCAAGGCAACCATCCTAAAAGCATCTGCTCCATGCGAATATTGGTCATGAAGTGGGTTTTTGCTAAATGCTTTGGTGTCTGGGTCAACCTCATATCTGTAATGTCTAAGGCATTGCAACCCATCATAGCAATTATCTCTGTCAAAGAAACAATTCCTAAACATGGTTCTGGCTGAGTTTATGGAGTCAACTATGGAAGTTCTAGGGATGATTTTGGTCTTGAACCCTGCATTTCTAACAATCTCCTCAATGGTTCTGCCTTGGGCCGCCAATGTCTTATTCTGAGCATCATGAGGCAACCAAAGAGTGTCATACACATATCCATAAGTCTGCATCAGGCTCAGATAATGGCTCACAGTCTGCTGATTGTCCTCAATATATCTGATGAATCTTATCTCTTGGGCTATGAACTGGACAAACCAAATGGCAGTGGAATCTGCCCAACCCAAGTCGAACACAGCATGAACTGGCTTGGTAGGGTCATACCTGACTTTGGTAATTCTTTCCTCCAACTCAGCACTTTGCATTTCCCTTGCAAACACAGCTCCATCCACAGTTTGCCTACAAAGTCCTTCCCAAACTGTGTTGTATGCCTCTGGATCTCTGGCCTGAAGTGTCATCCTTTCATGGTTTAGGACTTCTGGAAACCAAGGATTATCTGACCAATTGACTTTGGTTGTAATGCAGTTATCAGGTTTGTGAAGGATAAATCTTTGATATGTAGCATCAGATTCAAGCTCTGGGTTCATGGTTATCCAGATTTCAGAATCCTTGGCCCTTATTGTTGGGATCAAAATATCCCATGACCTAGCAGAAACAGCCTGGGCCTCCTCAACCCAGACAATAGTGCAACCCTCGTATGATTTTATATTATGTGGATTGTTCTTTAGACCAACAAAAGCAAACTCAGTTCCATTTGCCCCTTTAATTGAATTTTGGGTTATTTCATAGAAACCAATTAGACCTAACTCTACTATTTGGTCACTTAATAGCTTATGAACTGATTGAGATATGGAGTTCTGGAATTCTCTTGCACACAAAATCCTGTGGACTTGCTTTGCACCCAAGATGAGCAATGCTCTAGCAACAGACCATGACTTTGCAGAACCTCTTCCTCCAAAAATGCATTTATACCTTGATGGTTGGAACAGGCACTGGAGCTTGAGAGGAAACTCAGCCTTTTTAATAGCTTGATTAAGTTCACTCTGCTCCATCTGGCTTTACAAATGTAACTTGTAGATGTGGCATGATGACATTCCCACTTGCATCCTCAAGAGTTGTAGCTTGAACTGCCTTGCCATCAATCCTATCCATTAATTCCCTAATTGCCCAAGGTTCTCCCTCTTCAGCTTTGCTAATTAACACTTCAGCAATGGCCCTTGCTCTATGAGGTTCCTGAGAAAGAATCATCCTCAGTTTTTCCTGAAACAATCTGCCTTTGGCTGAGTTAATATTACCTAGTGGAGCACCCATATTGTATATTTAAGTATATATTTGATTTTAATATTACTTTTAGCTATTAGTAGTTACTTCTGGAGCTGTTTCTGTCTCTGTTACAGGAGCTGTTACTGGAACTTGAGCAGTAGCTTGTTTTGTTAACTTTTGAACTAATAATTGCATATCCCTGATTTTGTGTTCAAGGGATGTAATAATGAGGTTTAAGTCTTGGACTTCATGTGTGAAATTAAACATTTTTCTTTCCTTGTTGGTGTTTTCTACCTGGGCCTGATTTAGTGGAATGTGGGTTTTTACCTGATTTCCACTTCATGAATAGATGTTCATCCATTCCCATTGCAATTAGTAAGTGAACGGCTAAAGTTGCTTTCATTTCTTTTTGGCTTTCTTTTCTGCCTCACGCTTTACGTTCAGGGCAATCGCAACTGCCTGTTTCTGAGGTTTACCAGCTTGAATCTCTTTTTCTATGTTTTTACCTACATTTTTCTGTAGTTTTGATTTAATAAGTGGCATTAGCAATTCCAGTTCTTTAATGAGGCTTTAGCCCTTTCTGCAGGGCCTTTAGCATTTTTAACAACTCCCTCCATCCTTGCACAGAAAGAGGCTTTTCTTCCTTTATCTTTATCAGTTTTGGGGTTGGGAGCAGGGGGCTTTAAATTTGAATTGTTTTTAGCATTATATTCAGCCCTACCTTTGGCAGTCATCCCAGCACCCTTTTCTGTAGGGTTGTAGGTCTTTCCCTTACCAACAGTCTTGTGTTCTATGGGTTTATCATGTTTTTTAGTCATTTTTGTAACCTTGCTAAAATTTTTTCTTCTACAAGTTTAACAAAAATTTCAAGCTCTTTATCCCAGTAACCATCTGTGATCCACACTCCTGTTTCATCGGCATCCGAAAAACCAGATTGTTTAGCCATCTCAATAATTTCTTCTGTTGTCATTTTTTGGCTGTCTTTGCAGACTCTTTAAATGCTTTTGCAGTTGGAGCACCCTTGCTACCAGGCTTTCTCATGTGCTCAACAGGCTTACCCTCTGCTTTTTCTTTTGCTATTCTTTGCTGTTTAGCATGAATATTTGCATAAAGTCCAGTTTTAGCCATCTATTCCTCCAATATTGCACAAATGTCTGCCTCTTGGATGATCTGGAATTCTTGACCATCAGCATCTTTAAAAATAGGAAAATCTAAATAAGTTCCATTCCCAAACTTAATAAAATCACCTACTTTTGTGTCCTCAACCATAGGGCCTATTGCAAAAACTGTGCCCTCATTAAACTTTTCTGTGTTCTCAACAATAATAATGTCTGAAAGTTTTCTAGTGTTGGGCCTAACAGCAACCCTGTCTCTTAATGGATAAATCATGGGATTTGTCTCCCACTTAATTTAGGCCTACCAGGTTTCTTCTTCTCCTGTGCCTCTGCTTGTGAAACCAAATTATCAATGGTATCTGGCAAATCTGTGTGTTTTAGTGTAATTGTGGTTGGCAGAATTGGGTTATGCTCACCACACCAACTGCTTTCATTGGTGTTTTGAACCCCTGGGTATCTCTTACAAAGACCCATTCCCCTAAATCCATCTTGGGAAAAATACCTACAAGTCTTACAATGTTGAGTAGTCAATTCAAATCCTTATTATTTGGGTTGATTAGAAATACCCCTTAGACCTCTAATCTTTGGGGTATTTCGCTTTTTCACATGCTGTCTTGTATATGTGGCATTCTTTCATGTGAATAGCACTCATGCTCTTTGGAGCCAGAGTTAAATTCACCAGTTCTGCCATCATTCATACCCATGTGTGAGCCATCTCTGGAACCAATGCTATCAGCCTTGCCCATACCCACACCACCAACCAATTTGGCCTTACGCTCACCAGACATATCTGAGCTGTTAACACCCTTGGGCATTTTCTCTCCAGACATACCTTTTGTGCCTTTTAAGCTATTTGGGCCTGTTTCCATGCCTTTTTTCTCACCAGTTCTATCTGATGATTTAGCCCCTTTAGGTTTTTTTTCCATTCCATAATATCCCATTTTTTGTTCCTTGCAAGTTAAAAATTGGAGCCTCAATTATCCCAAATCACTATCTCTTGTCAAGTGAATTTTGTTTTCTCTGATGGCTTTTTGTAATTTCTCTTCTTCTTCTTTTAAGATTATATATAAGAAAAAAGCCCAAATACTAGCCATAAAAACAAAAGCTCCAACCATTAAAAGCATAGAAATAATTAGGAAATTAGTCATTTAATCTTTCCAATAGCTTATCAGTTAGGTCTACAGACATTTGAACAATTTCATCTGGCTCCCATCCTGAACTAGGCCACAAAGTGGATAAAAGCCCACATAAGACTTTCCCTGCAATCATAGCCCTTAGATCCCTTTGGTTCAAGAAATCTTGATGTAATTCCTCAAATCTAGCCTCTATTTGTTCATCATAGTTCATGCCATATCCTTTGCTAGTTCTTCCAATTCAGGCCTAAATCCACTTAAATCCACTTCCAACTCTATTCTTTTCTTATATCTTTTGATCATTAGCTCAACTTCTCTAAGCCTGTAAACAATCTGAATGTCTGGGCATTTTTTGTAAATAGCTTGGAGTTGCTGTTTTCTTTGTTCTAAAAGTTCAATCATTTGACCAACTCCACAGCCTTAAGTTCTGTTTTGTCATGGCTCCAAGTTGCTTTAACTTCTATTCCATCTTTGATTGTCCAGATTTCTACAATATTTTCAGGCTTTATCCTAAATTCATAAGCTGGATTTGTCCAAAATGGATCAAATCTTTCTACTGGATGCCAAATATTGTTCATTTTTACTTCTAATTGAGCACCATCTGCCCATTTTTTAATTAAATCTGCGTGCTTGTGTTTCATGCTAATTCCTTGTTAAACAAATAATCAAATACTTGTTTGTTTGCTATGTAGTAACCTTTATTCCAGTGGCAATATAAAATAGGAACATTAAATTTTTCTCTCAAAATTGCTAGATCCCTTTTAAATGTTGCTTTTGAAATCTTAAGTGTGTCAATAAATACCTTTTGTGGAACAGCCATTCTGATATTTAATAATTGATTGTAAATTGGTAATCTTTTAATCATTTTTATCCTCCTGAATTTTTTTCCTTTAATTTAGCTTCCACTGCATGAGCAATAAGGGGTTTTAATTGAAACTTTGGGTCAAGCAATATTTCTTGCACTTCCTCATAAGTTAACCCTACCCATTATTTAGTTTGTGGTGTGTTCTTACATTTTTTACCCAATTGACACCTTATTGACCAACATCCTCTTGGGTCTTTATCGCACACAGGCTCACCCTGCTCTTGCTTTGATGTTTCTTCTGCCCATTGTTCTTCTGTCTTCATTTGATATTCCTTTATACCGTAAGTGGCTTTGATTGTGTTACGCAATACGGGCTTAAAAAATAAATCCCACAAATGCCTTGCCATCCAACCAACAATAAATGCGAATATTAGGTCTATCATGTGTTGCGCTCCTTGCATAGTTGTACTATCGCTCTGCCTACTTCAAATATATTTACACTTCCTTTGATTCCACCTTTGGGGTCAACAACTTTAAGGTGACAACTTTCATCAAAACAATTTTCTATATCCTCATCAGTTAACCCTACCCATTCTTTAGGATGAGTATAAAGAGGCACTCCAGCAGACCCGTCTGTAACTTCTCGCCAAATGCCATCAGTAAACTTTGCAAACTTGCCCACAGGCTTACCTTGCTCTTGTTTTACTTCTTTATTCATACAGCCCTCATTACTCTTTGTTGTTTGCCAGAATTACCCTTTCTAGTATCACCATTTGCTTCTATAAAGCCTTTTCTAAGCAATGGAGCATATCTAGCAGTAATTGAGCTGTATTTATGTTTTGGGAACAGTTCTAAAACTTCATCAGAAATGCAACCTTTTTCTCCAAATGACTTTATTGCTTCATAAACTATGCTTTCAAGTTTTGTTGTGTCTACAGTCTTGGCTGAATCTTTGGAGGTTTTGGGGTCAGTCTTTCTAGCTAATAGCTTTGCATCTGTTCCAAATGCTGGGTGACTAAAGAATTTTTTGTTAATTTCATCAAAAATAGTAAATTGCATAATTAGTTCCTTATTAAAAAAATGATTGGGAGTTTTTATGCTCCCCCAAATTAAAACCCAATATCATCCTCTTTTTCTTTTTTGTCCCAAGTTCTTTCTCTTGGAGGATTAATCCAAGCCCAACCATTCCAAGGAGGCTCACAAACAGGCAATGACTCTATCTTAAGCATGTGCCCCTGTGGTGTATCAAAAATAAAACCAAGTCTATGGTATTTATTCTTTTTATTTCCCTCTTTGTCAGTATAAGAACCCACAATAGTGGTTAACTCTGAAATCATCTTAGACATTTAAACTCCTTAATTTATTTACTTTCTCTTCAACTTCTCTCAAAAACACAATTACTTCTTGTTCTAATTCAGCCAAATAAGCCTTATCCAACTCTACTCTTTTACAAAATAATTGTAAGTTTTCTGGCATTCTAGGGTCATAACTTACAAAGTCTGTCCATTTGGTTTCTGTACAACCCATTTGCCAAGTCATTTGAATGATGTATTTGCTAGGCACTTTTTGAGATAACAAAGTATCTAGGTGTGTTGCGGTATTTGGACACTTAATCTCTATGAGACCTCCATCTACCAATCCATCAGGTGATGCCCCAGACATTTCAATCCTTGGGTGAGGCACAAAACCAACTTGATTGACCATGCAGTTGTATTTGACCTCGTATGCCGCCCTTGCCAATGGCTCAGTCTCAGTACCCCATTGCATAGCTGAGTTGCTATAAGACTCCACAGGCTTACCAGTGAGCCTTTCACAGACCAATTGAGCCATGTAGTTATCTCTTGATGTGGAATAGCCTGATTTGGTCTTAGCTACTATGTCAGCAACTCTGGAAGCTGTTACCTTTCCAAGTCTGGCCTGAAACCATTCATCTGTGCCTTGTTCTATTTCCATTATTTAACCTCCAATTTTTTTTTCATTTTGTCTTTAACAGCAATTACTTTTAATTGCCATTGCTTGTCACCATCAGTTGCTGATATAGCTTGAACAAAGTTTTTCTGCAACTCACCCAAATCTTGACTTTGAGCTATTGCCTCAAGCCAATCAGCCATCTCTGACTCATTTACATTGGACTTTAGTTCTGGCTTTCTAGAGGCTAGATTGCCGTCATCATCCTCTGGAGCTATGCCACAAGCACTCATCAGGCTGTACCGCCTTGCATAGGTCAAAGCACTGCCATAGCCTTGTGGGTCTTGTTTGCTTGCTGGAACACTTAAAATGCCATTAGCCATGCTTTCACCAGACTCATGCACAAATATAGTTTCAATAGCCACACCATTTTCACTTGGATGTAGCTTTTGCATTAAAGCAATTCCATTATTGTTTAAGGCATCAATTACAGCCTC